ATGTTGGTTTGCAGGCTCCAGGCACTGTTGGCTCAAGTTTTGTTTTGACATTGCCAGCGGCTGATGGGTCAGCAAATCAAATACTTAAAACTGATGGCGCGGGAAACCTTAGTTTTACTACTGTTGCGTCAGGCGGGTTAACGCATTTATCCACTGTTACAGCAAGTGCTGCATCTACTGTAGATATAGAAACTACGTTTGATTCTACCTATGACGCATACAAACTGATAATAACCGACATGACCGTAGGCACTGATGGCGCGCAAGTTCAAGCGGTATTTAAGATTGGAGGATCATATTTAACGAGTGGTACTTATGATTTTTTGCACAGAAGGCTAGGCGTAGACACTACTGGACAGATATACGGCGACGGATTTGGCACTAGCAACAATATCATTGTTGCTCAAAGCACAGCAAATGATGCTCATGCCAGTGCAAATTTCGAATTCAATATATACAACCCCACTGATACGGCAATCCGCCACATCGTGAGATTTTTAGGCAGTTATTATGAAGATGATAATGACATTCATCATGTATATGGCATAGGCCAGAACTCAACCACTGGCGCGCTTACAGGCATACGTTTTCAGGTGTCAACAGGGACAATTAGCGGAAAGTTTCGTCTTTACGGAATTACCAACGGATAAAGGTGGAATATGACTAGATACCATGCAACAGCTAACGGAAACGTCGCTTTTACGGCTGAAGAAGAGGCTCAATTTGACGCCGCAGAAACGGCGTGGGCTGCAGATGCCGATAATCGAAAGGCAGAAAAAGAACGGTCTAAACGGACTGCTTTGCTAATGGAGACAGATCATTACGCTTTGGCAGATGTAACCATGTCCGACGCCATGAAAGCGTATAGGCAGGCATTACGCGATGTGCCACAGCAGACAGACTTTCCCGGCACAATCAACTGGCCTACAAAGCCGTGATATGTGAAAACAATCGTGTTGTATCTGGTGTTGAATACCTACACCTACACCTGGGCTATTGGCAGTAAGACAAGGCTAGAGCATTACAGAGTATGCAAATACAAGGAGGTAGGTAGCGAGTCAGAGCAAACGTACACCTGGTATTTACCTTGGCCTAATTCATATTGCGATCCTTATGTGATTTACGAGGTTCCTGATGATTGACCCAATCACAGCTGCGGCGGCAGCTACAAAAGCATATGCAGGGGTCAAAGCATTTATTGAAGCAGGCAAGTCCATTGAGGATACGTTTCAGGTAGTAGCGAGATGGCAAGGCCATGCATCAGATGTTTTGTATGCCAATAAAAGGCAGCAGAAAAAACGCAACCCATTGAAAGATGTGGTGTTTGCAAACTCAGTGGAGGCAGAAGCGGCACAGATGTTTGCCGCAAAGAAAAGAATAGAGACACAAAGAAAAGAGGTAATAACATTGCTGCAGTATGCGTATGGTAACGAAGGTTTGGAAGAGTATCGCAACTGTATGAAAGAGGTTCAGGCTCAAAGGCAGAGGGAGGTCTATGCTCAACAAGAAGCAAAAGACGCATTGATTAAGTCATTCTGGATTGCAGTTCTTGTGGGTATAGCTGGGTTGTTGATTACGTTTATTGTCACAACAGTATCGGGAAAATAATGATGGAAGAGTCAACAAAACAAGTAATAGACGTAATTAGCTTTGGCACTGTTCTTGGCACTATTTCTGCCATTCTTCCGCCACTTTCTGCCCTATTTACCATTATTTGGGTGGGTATTCGTATTTGGGAGACTGATACGGTGCAAGAACTGACAGGCCGAAAGCAGAAGCGTGATGATAAGGGCCGATTTGTTAAGGATGATGACTAATGTTACAAGCACTGTTAGGGCCGGTAGCAGGACTTGCAAAAACATGGATGAACAATCGCCATGAACAGTCACAAGCTAAGCACCAGGCAAAGATGCAAGTCATTAGTAACACTGCCACTTGGGAAGAAAAGATGGCAGATGCTTCAGCAAATAGCCTCAAGGATGAGTTTTGGACAGCTATTCTGGCAATCCCTCTCCTTTGTGTTGGTTACTCTGTTGTGGCTAATGACCCCAGTATTCTTGATCGCGTGGCTGACGGTTTTCGCGCTTTGGATACTCTTCCAGATTGGTATCAGTACTTATTATTTCTTGCGGTATCTGCGTCATTTGGAATCCGTGGTGCTGATAAGCTGATGAAGCTGAGGGCCAAGTAATGCCGCGTCATAACGAATTAACTGGTCCTGGTGTTGATATAGATACTCAATCTATTAACACAAGGGGGTCAATTTTAGCTGGTCTCCCCGGGCCAACTCAATCTGCAGTTGGCAAAGCCATAATTGATCGCCTAGAAAATCGTGCTTTAGCCCAGCAATGCGTTGGTGCTGGCAATCATTATGCGGGTGGAGTTTGTTATACGGGTCAAAATGCTGTCGATAAGGCTACCCAACAGGCTAATAACGAAAACGCCCCAGATGCGATTAGAGATAAAGCACAAAAATGGCTTGATGAACACGCAGACGAAATTAATGAAAATAACGAATTCATTGGTGACGTTACCGCTGATCAAGCAGATGCGGCTACCGCTGTAAATTTAGAAAAAGTAAATAGGCTAGAAGAGTTAGAAAGCAATGCGAATATTGATATTACAGACAGCTTAAATGAAGTTGTAAATGTAATACAAAATACAATTGCTACTGAACTCGATGTGTTTGCAGATACAACTGATGATGACACTACTGCCAATGTAGATTATGGCGGAGCTACTGCTGACGTTACAGGCATGGGTTCAGATATCGGCGATGATTTTGGTGTAGATGTTGACATTACTATGCCTACAGTTACCCAGCCTACAGATGATGATCCTAGTACTAACAATACAACAAAAAATGAGAGTGTTGATAATGTTGATGGTAGTGATCCAGGCGCGTCTGAGCCTGCAACGACCGTAACGGCTGATTCTTCTGCTGGTGCTACTGCTACTACAACTCAGGGACAGTATGAATATATTGGTAATGGTCAGTTTAAAGACAGAATTGACGGCGATGTTTTCCAGATTCCAGGTGATTGGGAGTCTGTTGTATCGGACCAGAGCATAGGAACTGGTGACTTTGTTGATGAACAGGTGTTAGTAGACGCTGATGTTAGGGTTGTCGAGGCGCCTATAGAAGATACTGGAGTAAACACAGAAGGCACTGCCGCTACGGAGCAAACCGATGCAACAAGAGCCGTTGATTGGATCTTGGTAAATCTGCCTAACTATGAAGATATGACAGAGGTTGAGATAAACCAAGCGTTAGAAGGTGCTGGTCTTGAGCCTGTTGATATAAACAACGATGGCACGATTACCTCTAAAACTGAGGCTGCAGAAACAGCTTCTACAACTGCCACTACTACAACCACTGTATCTACAGAAGCAACGGACAGTACCGGAACTACCGGAACTACAGGAACTACCGGAACTACTGGGGCCACTGGTACTACCGGCACAGCAGGAACTACCGGCACAAGTGGCACAAGTAGCACAAGTGGCACTACAGGCAGTACGGAAACCACCGGAACAACGGGTTCTACAGGCAGTACGGGAACCACTGGCACCACTGGCACTACAGGCACAGACTCGGTTTCAGGAACAGTATCTACTGGAGGCCAAGGCGGCGGCACAGGTGGAGGTACAGGCACGGGTAGTGGCGATGGCACTGGCGATGGTGACGGCCTAGATGGAACCGGAATGCTGACGGCATTAGCCACACTTCCAACTATGGCTGCACAACCTTTTGAGCCTTTGACACAGCGGTCTATCCGATTTGATGCTCCGACTATTCAGCCAGTGCAGATAGCAGCTACGGATGCAAGAAAAGAACTAGATAATCAGTTGGCAAGATTATTGAATGACCCTCAAAGCCAGCGTAAACAGTCTTTATTTGGAGGGCTTGTTTAATGACATATTTAAACCTAGTTAATGGAGTATTGCGGCGTCTCAGAGAAGACGAAGTAAGTAACGTATCGGAAAGCACCTACAGCAAGATGGTGGGTGACTATGTAAATGATGCCAAAGACTTGGTAGAAACTGCATGGGATTGGTCGCCATTACGCAATACCCTGACGATTACTACCTCAAATGGTGACAACCTTTATTCCTTAACCGGAAGCCGTAATGAAGGCAAGGTTCTTAACTTTATTAACGATACGTCTAATTGCCTAGTTGAGTATCAGACCCAGAACTGGTTTGACGATAAGGACTTTATTCAGGAGGCCGTCACAGGCTCGCCTAAATACTTCACTTATGCCGGTGTTGATGGCAGCGGTGATACCCAAGTTAAGTTATATCCGACACCGGATCAGGCATATACGCTAAAGGTTCGCGTAGTTTTACGAAATGTCGCGTTGTCAGCAGATGCGGATACGCTTGCGATACCCAGTGGCCCTGTTTTGCACATGGCAATAGCCTTGTTATCACGGGAAAGAGGTGAGACAGGCGGTACGTCTACTGCTGAATACTTTGCGATTGCTGATAAGCATTTGTCTGATGCGATTGCTTTGGATGCCCAGAAGCACCCAGAAGAGACAATCTTCTACACACCGTAGGATAGGTTATGGCACAGCCCTTACGCAGCATTGATCTTGTCGCCCCTGCCTTTAAGGGCGTTAACTCGGAAGACTCTCCTATTGCTCAGGATACGTCATTCGCAGAAATCGCAGATAACGCGATTATTGATCGACAAGGCCGATTGGCGTCCCGTAAGGGTAATAACGTCCTGACCACCAACAAGACTGCGTTAGGTACAGACCATATCCACAATATCCATGAGTTTTACGACAGTGCTGGCAACGAAACCATATTTAGCACTGGTAACAACAAGATCATGAGCGGCACAACTACGCTGACAGATGTCACCCCTGGCTCATACACAATCACAGCAAATGATTGGAAGATCGTAAACTTCAACGACAAGGCTTATTTCTTTCAAAGAGGTTTTGACCCGTTAGTACACGACAATAGCAACGGGCTGAGAACATTTACGGTAGCCAACGGCGGGGCTACTAACGCTACGTTTAAGGCTAATGAGGTGCTTGCAGCATTCGGCAGGTTGTTTATCGCCGGCAATGCCAGTAATGACACCATTATTTATTGGTCTGATCTATTAGATGGCAATGCTTTTTCGGGTGGTTCTAGCGGTAACAT